TTAGCGCCGATTCCACTAAGTCTTACGGGGATGATACAGTTTATTATATCTCAGCCGCTATCCCTACAGAGGAGATAGAACTGGAGTCATACATGATTCCAGAGGACTTCTTGGTAAGCTATCTGGGAGCAAAAAAAGACGATGATGGAAATATAGTGGACGGAGACGATGACGTAGCAATACCGTTTGCTTTTGCGTTCGAATTTTCGACCGACAAAAGAGCGACACGCTATCTCTATTTTTACTGCACGGCCACAAAGCCATCGGATGAGGCAGAGACAAAAAGTGACAAGGCGGAGCCTAAGACGATAAAGCTCAAAGTAACCGCTGCAGGAGTAGATGGTTTTGGCAGGAGAAAAGTCTCTAGCGCGGCTACTACCGACAGTGCTTACAACAGCTGGTACACAACTCCGAAGGCACCAACTTTCACGGGTACAACTACAACTACAAGTTCAGGTAACTAGGAGATAAGTGATGGCTGAAAAACTGATAAAGATCGATGGCCGTGATGTTCTTTTCCGGTCCACGGCGGCGACTCCGAGGAGGTTCCGCAATAAGTTCCACGAAGACATGCTTAGCCGCATGGAAGCCTTTTCTGAAAACGTGAACGGAGAAGACAAGCAGATGATGCCAGGGGACTATGAGTTCCTGGAAAACTGTGCATATATCATGTGTGCAGATAAAGCCAAGCCGGAAAATGTAGAAGACTGGTTGGAAGGGTTCGACACATTTTCCATACTGGAAATCATGGACCAGATCATGGACCTGTGGACAGAGAATCTGCAGACGATGGAAGCAAACGGCGTGGAGCCACTGAATCAGGATAAAAAAAAATAACGGAAGGCAGGCCCGTAACTACGGCACTTTTTACGCTAAGGTGCGTGGAGCTGGGCCTGTCAATAAATGACCTCGACCAAATGGAGATTGGAGAGGTGTTCGATATGCTGACTGAACGGGGCATTGACTTTGATGAGCTGGATGAAAGCGATTCAAATGATGGACCGGATCAGTCATTTTTTGATAATTTTGCGAGAGGATAAGAGCAATGGCGACAACTGTCAAAAAGCTTGAAATTGAAATAGACGGCAAAACCGTAGGCTTTCAAAAAGCTATGCGCCAGTGCGCCAGCAAGTCACGAGCTCTTAGCAGCGAGATCCGCGGTATAGACTCCCTGATGAAAAAGGACCCGCTCAACGCAACCCTGATTGCACAGAAACAGCAGGTCCTGAAGGAATCCATAAGCCAGACAGAGAACAAATTGAAAGCCCTGAAAGCGAGTCAGGACGGAGCACGAGAAGCTTTCCAGAAAGGCGAGATAAGTGCTAAGGAATATCGGAAGCTGGAGAGGGAGATCATCGCATCGGAGCAGCAGTTGAAAAAGCTGAAAGCCGATCAGCTGGCATTCAACGCTTCAACTTCCAATCTTGGCATGGTCGGCCGCAAGTGGGAACTTGTAGGCAATAAGATCTCTGGCATCGGGCAGAAAATGAAAGCCGTTTCCGCAGTTGGAGCTGCAGTGGCTGGAGCAATTGGCGCGGTGGCATACAAGGCAGCAAGAGCAGCTGACGACCTTAACACGATGTCAAAGCAATATGGTCTTTCAACAACAGCGCTCCAGAACTATCAGTCTACGGCGGAGCTGGTCGACGTATCTGTAGAGACCTTGGCGAAGACGCACGTCAAGCTAAAGAAAAACATGCTGACAGCTTCTCAAAGTGCATCCGGGACGGCGGCTAAGGCCTTTGATGCCTTGGGTATCAAGGTGACCAAATCGAACGGCCATCTGCGAAACGCCAATGTCGTGTACGACGAAGCAATTCAAAAGCTGGCCGGAATGAAAAATGAGACTGAACGCGATGCTTATGCCATGGCTATTTTCGGCAAATCTGCAGCAGACCTTAATCCTCTTCTAGAGGGCGGGGCTGAACAGTACCAGAAATTCACCGACCTTATGCGGAAAAACAAGCTGGAGCCTGTGAGTCAGGCCCAGCTGGATAAGGCAAATGAATTTAACGATGCAATCGACACCATCAAGGCTACCTTTCAACGTGCATCGCTGATCATAGGGACCAAAGTTGCCGGGTATCTGGCGCCTATCATGGAATCCTTTGCTGATAAATTTGCAGCATTTGCAGGCAAGCTTGCAGGGATGAGCGGAAAAACACTATCGATCATCGGAGGCATTGCGGCTGCAGTAGCAGCTGTAGCGCCCGTCATGATCGTGCTTGGGTCTGCGATCAGCAACACGGGTATCGTCATGCAGAATCTCGGGAGAATATGCCCTGGACTTACATCTAAGATAGGATCCCTTTTTTCCGTGCTGTCGGCACATCCGATCTTTGCAGTGATAGCTGCAGTAGCGGCTCTTGTAGTAATCTTCGGGAAATTGGGAGTCAGTGCTGGTGACGTGTCATCAAAAGTGCAAGCCGTCACAGAATCCATAGTATCAAAGATCAATAGCTTCACGCAGGCGATCAGTGCTCATGGCGCGGAATTTATTTCCGCCGGAATTACGGTAGTGACGGCCCTGATCCAGGGCATAGTGCAGGCGCTTCCATCCGTGATAGCTGCAGTAGGCCAGATGGTAATAGCGATCGTGCAAGCTATAGGGCAGAATCTGCCTCAGATCATACAAAGCATTGGCACGATCCTGAAGACCATAGCATCTACGATCATGACCTACGGCCCGCAGCTGCTCCAGGCAGGACTTAATATCATCGTCCAGATAGCACAGGGGATTGGCAATGGTTTGCCTCAGCTGTCGGCCAAATTACCGGAAGTGGTACAGACGATCGCTACTGGCATTCAGAACAACTTGCCAATGGTCCTGAGTGCGGCTGGTCAGATCATCCTGGCATTGGGTACTGGCATAATTCAGTCCTTACCGATCCTGATCAGCTACCTGCCAGCACTGGTAAGGGGGATCGCTAACGGCATAGTAGCACTGGGCGGCCTTATCTTGTCAGCTGGTGTAAACCTTATGAGATGGCTTGGTTCAGGGATTCAATCTGGATTCATTTCGGTCTTCCAGACAGTAAGCAGCAATGCTAGGTCGATACCTTCAAGAATTTCCAGTGCTGTAGGGAGCCTTTTCAGCATTGGGGCCAATGTCATGGCGGGATTCGTTAATGGAATCAGATCGGGGTTCAACAAAGCCTTCGGCATAATCGAAAGCCTGGGTAAAAAGTGTAAAAATGCACTCAAGAAGGTTTTCGACGTAAACTCCCCGTCCAGATTTACGATGTGGATAGGGCAAATGCTAACAGAAGGACTGATCGTCGGAACGGATCGGGGAACCAGCGCGGCGGTGACAGCGATGCAGCGCAATTATGGGACCATGAGGTCCGCAATGGCAAATGCCATGCTCACGGCGCCTACAATGACGGCAGCAAATTTGATGACACCGGCAACAGCAGCAGCGTCAGCCGGTAATGTCACGATAGAGCAGAACTTTTACCTGGAAAACAACCCGTCAACGCCGGGAGACATCATGAGAGAAGCAAAGAAGCAGGCAATGATGATAGGCTTTGCAGGTCAAACAGTTTAAGGAGACTCTGATGGCAGATCTTAAAGTAAAAGCCGTCAGGAGCGACGGTGAAGTTTTCAACTATGAAAATGATGAGTGGGGAATCCACAGCTTAAGCGGCGTGGATTTCCCTGAAATCGAGATTTCCACGAAAAACCGCGGCCAGGGCAACGGAGTCCTGATCGTGGGAAAGAGGAAAAAAGAGAGGGAGATCGATATAGTGGCACGCGTCCGGCGGAGAAAAAATTCCCCGGCGGTCAGGGATCGAGTGATTGCTTTCCATAACTCTAATTACACATTCGATTTGTATTTCGAATACTTGGGCACGGTAAGGGTTGCAAAAGAATGCGAGCTTTCGTCAGCAAGTTATCCGACGAAAAACATCCATATCCCTCCAGAGTTGACGCTGATGTATATATCCCCAGAAGCTGACCTTTTTGCAGATTCCAAGTCCGCGACCAACATGGCAGCGACAGAGGCAGAGTGGCTGTGGGATAGAGTCTATGACGGAGAGGATGGGACTCTGATCTTCGACGCGATCAGCGAGCAGGATGAAAAGATTATCAACTACACAGGATCGGAAGATGTGCCGCTGGTCATCAAGATCACAGCGGGCGGTTACGCTAAAAACATCACTGTGACACTTAATGGCAATACGTTCGTAGTCAATACGACGCTTACAGCAGGCGATGTTCTGGTAATAAGCGCGGAAACTTTCACGACAAAGTTAAACGGGGTGAACATCACACCGGGCGACATCAAGGGCAGCTATTACGATATGTACTTAAAGTTCGGATATAACAAGATAAAAATAGTTTCCGAGGAGGGCGGATCTTTCACATCTGATCTGGAGTACACCGGCCGATATGGAGGGCTGTAATGTTCCATTTTTTTAACAAAAACTTTGAGGAGATGGACGGCTTCGATTGGGTAGAAATCGACTGGAATCGAAAGTTTTACGAGCCTGGATCCTGCATGGTTTACACGACGCAGGATCGCTTCGATCCTGAAATCAAGTTCATAACCCAAGACGGCCGTCCAGAGACTGGAATCATTCAGAAGTGGGTAAAAGAAGACAAGGACGGACAAAACATGATGACCGCCTCTGGCTATTTCAGCGAGGTCATCGTATCGAGGGCGGCCCGAATGTCTCCGTGTTACACAACGGCGGCTACGTCATTTGCGGATCTCCAGAGCTTTTTAACCTCTACGGATTCAGCGTGGACACATGTGGAATGGCCATTTATAACCCCTACCATACAGGATGACAGAAAGAGCAAGGTGAGCATGGCACAGATGTCCTACGAGGGCGGTGGAAGCATCGGGGACTATCTCTACAGCTTCCTTAAGAGCTCTGGTAAATGTTCATTCTGGTACGAATTCAAAGGCAATTCGGCTGGAGTGCTGCATATCGTAGATGCTAATGCTTTTCTTACACCAACAAAAGAGCTCTGGTTTAGGAAAAATCTTGGATCGATCAGTGAGCTGAATTTTGCGGTAGATCAGACTGACCAATTCGACCATTTCTACATCACGCAGGAAGTCCCCGAGGGCTCAGGCTTTACGGAGATGCAGTCTGCTGTACAGAGTGATGGGACTACTAAGTATTATATCTTCGAAGAGTACCATACAGGGAAAAATCAGATGGAGACCACGGCGGCAAAGATGGAAGCCGTCAAGGTTGTAAACTCAAATATCTCAAATATCGAGATAGTGAGCGCGAACGAGGCCGCGATCCGAGAGGCAATGAAGCAGGCGGCGGTGCTAGAAGCATTGAACCACAGGGAATTGCAGACAGTAGACGTATCAGTTTTGCAAAATGAATACATATATCTAAAAGATTATGACCTCGGCAATTGGGTGCACGTAGCTGATGACTATTCCAGAAATTCCACCTTATGGGACGGCTTCCTAGAAGAGCGCCTAGGGAGTGATCGTCTGGCACAGATTGTGGAAATAGCGGAAGTGCACAAAGACAATTTGATGGAAGCCACGGTCTCACTTGGAGATACGCAGCGGGCATCAGGAAATATCTTGTAAGGTGACAAATTACGGAGAGGAGCATAGGCATGGAACACCTTGAATACACGATAATAGGTTTTTGTGTAGGGGTGCTTAGCAGCATTATGCTGCTAAAAGCAATGCACGTTTTAAGTATTGCGCTTTGGATTATGTCACTGCCGCTTCTAACGCCAGCAATTTGCCTAGTGCTGATTAAAATGGTCAATGACACGGAAGAGGATAAAGGAGGGGGAAAATGGTAAGCTTCCCTTTTTCGTCCACCAGCGGGACGAAGGATCGGGCGATCACGTCCGAAATGGAAAGAAATTTTTATAAACAAATATATACAAATGGCGTCTTGATGAACGTAAGCTCTGCGCTCCAGGTCGTCGCAAAATCTGGCATGACCATAAATGTCAATCCAGGCGCATGCATTATTGAAGGCGCCAATGGCATCGAGGCGAACAAAAGAAGTTTTACACTTGAGGCTGCAAATTCATCTCTGCCGAGGATTGACAGAGTGGTGGCCAGAATGAATCTAGCTACGTCGTACAGATCGGTGGAACTTTACGTAAAAACAGGATCCACGGCAACGACGCCAGAGGCACCATCCCTGACAAGGGAGTCTAATTACTACGAGATCGCTCTGGCAGATATCAGGGTAGCAGCCGGAGCAACTGAAATAACTCAGTCAGTGATCACAGATCAGCGCCTCAACACCGCGGTATGTGGTGCGGTTGTACCGGCTTTCCCAACGTCAATAGATACGGAATCAATTTTTAATCAGTTCCAGGCGGCGTTGGATGAGTATATGACATTAGTACAGTCCGCTATTGATGAAACTACGGCCGGGAATCTGCAGACTGAAATAAGATCCATGATATATATATATAAAGATCTGACATTGGATCTTACAAAAGCAGTGACTGATTCGACGTACGCTGAATATCCATATCACGTAGATCTTACATTATCAGGGTGCACTAGCGATCATATTCCGTTGGTACATCTGGCAACACCTACAGGTCTGATTAGCAGTGTGTGTCAGACCTTCAATGGATATATCAGGTTTTACACAACAACCAACAAAGGTAGTATTGCGATTCCTAGTATAGATCTTACGAGAGGGGGCAACTAATGGTCGGGAATGTACTTACCGAGAGACTGCCACATATCGGATTTGTCTATATAACGATGTCGGCAGACGATCATCCTGCCGAGTATTTCGGTGGCGGAACGTGGGAGAAAATCGAAGGAAAGTTCCTGTTGGCCGCAAGTGATGATTATCCAGCAGAGGCTACAGGTGGTGAAGCGGAGCATACGCTGACTATAGATGAAATGCCTAGCCATCGTCACAATCCGCCGATTGCAATACACTGGGGCGGTGAGCCACAAGTCGAAAGGCGTATTGCAACGACGAACTATGCTGAGTGGACTGACGGGGACGCATACAATGCCACTAGTGCTACAGGCGGTGGTAAAGCGCATACCAATATGCCACCGTACGTAGCAGCATATATGTACAGGCGCATAGCATAAGTTAACTGTGGATAATCACAAAGTAAGGAGAAAAAATTATGATAGGAAACGTAATTGGGGGGGGGTAGATATCAAATTGGTGAATTCTACCTCAGCTCTTCCAGCACCTCTCCTGCAGTTATATTTGGCGGGACGTGGGAGCAAATAAAG